ACACAAAGTCGGCTTGTTATGATTGTAACAACATTTCTCTTCTTACAGTGTCTCGTTTTAGTTGAGCTCAGAGTCAGCTTAACTATCTCGTCACCTGAATACTCATCTCAGAATTGCTTTAATTCAGCAGTTGACCCAAAATTCCTACAAAGGAAGTGGGCAACAGAGGCTTCTAAGATGGGTGACTTTGATTACCAATGCTCCTATGACACGGATACACCTGTGAGTTCCACAAAGGAAAACGCACAGGGCTTGCTCACATTTACTGTTCTGTCCCAATACCCATCCCAGTTCTCCTGTGTGGACGAAACTAGGAAAATGCGAATTTCAATCCAGAACAATGGAGAAAAGGAGGATGGTGAGGCAGCATATCTGGATTGCGAAAAAAACACACTAATTCATCTCATCAGTACTGCTGAACCATTCCCGGACCACAAATTGGATGCAGAGTTGGCTCAAGAACATGAAAACCTTAAGAGAAGGTTTAAGGATCTTCAGACCAAATTCAGCAGTGACAGGGAGAGGCTGACTGAAGAAAATGAGAGACTTAAATCAGAATTGTCCTCTCTTCACACAACCAGAGAATTGCTAAAAGACCAGAAAGCTATGCAGGATAGGAACTTGACAATGCTGAACGCTGTTATTCACAACCTGAATAAAAGGGTAAAGGAAGGAGAATCCGCCCTATCTGAGGCTCTGAACCAGGCGAGGAGGGATAAGGAAGCTCTCATCTTCTTAGAGGAGGACACGGACAAGAAGCTGGAAAATAATGAGTCAATTATCAAGTCACTACAGGAAGAGTTGAGGAAGGTGTCGTTACCGAGGATTCCACTGCTGCCAGCAGTCACAACGATTGCCACAATAAGTCTATTGTCAAGCTCCCTGGTGGTGGCTGACAATAGAGTGCACATAGACAACAGGCCTGGAAATGGTAAATATGCACCTAAGAATGGTAATGCAGACACTGGATGTGACATCATCTTATACGCCAGCAAGTGCAAAGCATGGGGGCTGCAAAAGGACAGTACCAAATATCCATTCTTTAATGCACATTATCACAAGTACTCCCTGATTGAGTCAATGCATGCCACCATCCTCGCTGAGAAGGAGAAAGGGATATGCAAGGTCCTGAACAACAGTGCACAGAAGTATACAGAATGTGTGAAAGACCTCATGCCAATGAAATTGTCATGTCCTGAAGGGTACAAGAGTGCTTATTACCTGAACTCTAAAGGGATGATTGCAGGGATAGAGTGTGATACCAACTACCAACTGTCCTCTGACTGCAAGATGTGTGTGAAATCTTCCACTGTGGTTAAAGGAGTAATGCCTCTCCAGGATGTATTTTGCCAGAAGGGTGCTGTGGACTACACAGGACCTGTAATGAGCTTAAGAGGAGTCTGTGCAATTGGGTCAAAACAACTCAGAGAGTGCAAGAGAGTCTCAACCTCCTACGAGAAAGTACCTTTCATCACCTTTGATAAAAAGCAAAAGCTGTACCTTGACTCTCTGACCTTGAGGAATACTGAAAGTGCAACTCCTGAACACTTCATCTGCTATGAATTGAAAGGGCTTATGGGGTCTTCAGACCACAACCACGGTGATGCATCAATGAAGAAAGTTGACCCCAAGGACTGCAAAAATGTTAATGAGTCAAAGAATAAGCTGTGCACTGGTGATGCAGTGTTCTGCTCCATATATCAGTGCTTTAAGGACTATCCAGATACGATGTGTGAGGTTGCACCTGGGTCTGGGATTGTTGAAGCATATTACGGGGGTATTTGGACCAGGCCCACCTGTATAGGGTATGAGAACATCATGGTTACCCGTGAGTCTATGAAAGTGTCCACTCCAAAGGAAACTCCTTGCACTGCTTGTGTTTGGACATGTGAGAAAGATGGGATCAGGGTTGTGTCACACGGCTACAAGATGTTTTCAGCAGTGGCCTGTGCGAAGGGGTCATGTGTGTCTGCACACCAGGAGGGGTCAACCGAAATACTGGTGCCATACCCTGGGCTCAGCAAGATGAGTGGTGGCAAGATAGGCATACACATATCACACGATGATCAAAGCACTAGTGCTCACCTGATCGTGAGGTGTCACCCCAAGCCTGCCTGTGAGGTTGATGGTTGTATCCTATGCTTTCATGGCATGATAAATTACCAGTGTCACACAGCTGTGAGTTCCCTCTTCATTAGTGTGCTCCTCATATTCCTGCTCCTATGCTGCTTCTGGATGCTGCTCAAAATATCTAAGGCTCTGAAGATTGCACCATCTATTCTTAGGAAACCTCTACTGTGGGTTAGCCTCCTTGTCAGATGGTTCGTGAATTTGTGTAAGAAGTGCTTCAGAACAAGAGTTGAAGGGATAAACAATGCAATAGGATGGAATGGTGAAGTTCGCGTGGTGCCGCAGAGGAGAGACAATAACCGGGTTAGACCAGTGCAATACTACTTATATGCTAATGCTTTACTGCTGCTGCTAGCACCACTAGCCCTATGCTGCACTGAGAACGTGGTGGCATCTTCTAAGATCTCACGATGCTCCACCCAATCAGGGAAGTCCACTTGTAGGCTGTCAGGTGTTATTACCCTGAAGGCAGGAACAATTGGCTCAGAAGCATGTCTCACCATTAAGGGGCCATCAGATGACCAGGTAGCCTTCCTATCTATAAAGACAGTGGCAAGTGATCTGGTATGCCATGAGGGGGACAGTTACTGGACCAACCACTACACCCCCAAGTGCCTGAGTTCCAGAAGGTGTCATCTGGTATCAGAGTGTGTAGGCAATGCATGCCAGCTATGGAACAGGTCGGTTGTATCTAAGGAGTTTGAGCACATGACAGACAACTCTTTAATGACTGACAACTTGTGCTTTGAGCAATGTGGGGCAGCTGGCTGTAGCTGTTTCAACATAAACCCTTCCTGCTTGTTTGTCCACTCATACTTGATGCCAACAAGGTCTGAGGCAGTTAGAGTGTTCGAGTGCGTCTCTTGGTCTCACCGTCTGGTGCTGGAGGTTTCAGGGCCAAAAGTCAACACTAGAAGGATAACCTTATCTGCTTTGAGTACCCAAATTGCAGAGTGGGGCAGTATAACACTAAACATAGATTCAGAAGTTATGAACTTAGGGACTCCAATTTCATTTATGAGAACTTCTAGTGGGGCAATGGCGATTGTTGATGAGTCGTTCTCAAGGTCACCTAGAAAAGGTTATCTTGGAGAGGTAAGGTGTAATTCAGAATCACACGCTGCCAGAGGAGATAACTCCTGTCTGAGAGCACCAGATCTAATTAAATACAGACCTCAGCTTGACTCAGTGGAATGCACCTCTAGCCTGGTGGACCCCTATGCTATTCTCCTCAGGAGCTCTCTACCTCAAAAGAGAGGGAACCATATATTCACCCAGTCAATTGATGGCACAAGTGTTCAAGCTATGACTTCAGGGGCCATCAATGCAGAGTTCTCTCTGCTGCTAGACAACTATGAGGTTGACTTCATTTCAAACACAGTCACTTGTGATGCAGCCTTCGTCAACATCACAGGGTGCTACTCCTGCAATGAGGGGGCTGAGGTTTGCGTGAAAGTTGTGTCAACAGGATCAGGGTCATTCTTTGCAATTAGCGATGAGTCATCTCAAGCAATTCAATTCCAGGTGCAACAAGGAGAGTCCCTTAGGTGTAGGATTTTGCACTTCTCAAGACCTGAGGTGGAAGAACAATTTAGCTACTCATGTGGGGGCGACAGAAAGCCACTCATAGTAAGAGGAACACTGATTGCAGTTGGGCCACATGATGATCGAGTAGCTGGAGGGAAGTCAATTGTTGTCAACCCGAAGAAGGGGACTTGGAGCATAGGTGGTTGGTTTTCAGGACTAGTTTCTTGGCTAGGTGGCCCACTGAGGACCGCTGGCATGGTTGTGCTGTACATAGTCATATCTATAGTTGTTATCATTATCGTGTGGGCACTGCTCAAGGTAGTGCTCACCAGAGCCCTACTTGCAAGAAGGAAGATGGTGTAACCCTCTGTCCATCTCATTACCCTATTCCCTTGTCCTCATCCCTATCCAATAATCCCAACCCCACAGAGGCAGTGCCACAATCTGGTTGTACTGCATGATCTCGCCTAAGCCAACACATACTACTTACATACACACACTGTCAAGTCTTTTTGATGTTATTATTATTAATGTATTTGTATCAAGCCGGTCTTTGTGT